TGATTTTGGAAATATTAATGATAGAAATATAGATGAAGATTTAGTTCTTTATGTTCCATTTGATGAAGGAAGACCTGACTTTGCAGCAAGAAACTTTATAGATTATAGTAATAATAGTAATCACTTAGAATCATTTAACAAGCCTGCATTTGTTAAAGGTGCACATGGTAATGGAGCACAATTTTATGGAGACCATTATCTAAAATATAATACACCACATGATTATGGNACAGCTGATTATGCAGTATCATTTTGGGTTAAAGATGTAGACATGACCAATGCTAGTAGCACTATATTTAGTGCAATAAGTGGTTCTTCACCTAATGGGGCAGGATGGCATGTAAGAGCAAATTCAACTCATGGAATACAATTACTACAATACTATTCAGGATCGGGTGGATATCATGGAGTAAGTATTGATAATAGCGGAACAAGTGGAGCAAAAAACCGAGCAGTATCATCATCATACTTAGACATTACTTCTCCAGAAGGAATTTCAACTGGTGGTAAATCAAATGGTTGGCATCACATTGCATTTAATGTAGATAGATCTGCAAACATGACATCATACTTTGATGGTGTACAAATACATACAAGTGATATTAGTATTAGTTCATCTCATGATATAGGACCAGAAGAGATAGGTGATTATCCAAAACCAATTATTGGAGCATCAGATCATAATAATTCAGGAATACCTGAAAATGGATTCACCGGTTCATTAGATGAATTTAGAGTTTATAAACGACTATTAACTACAAATGATATTGCAGAATTATATAATGCTAAAGGAACATATATATCTCAATCATCAGCCGTATCTACAGCATCACCAAAAGAAGATTTAACTCATCAGGTTTGGAGAAGAGTAATTAATAACTTACCTCATCTACTTAAAACAAAAGGTACTAGTAGATCAGTTAAAGCATTATTATCATGTTATGGTATTCCATCATCTTTATTATCAATTAGAGAACATGGTGGACCTAAGATGCCAAATTCAACTCCTGCATTGATACAAGATCAGTTTTCATATGCATTAACTTTTGAAAGTGCTTCTATATCAACAGGAGATGTTCATAATACTAGTCCGCATATACAATATGTTAATCGTGATTATACTACTGATATTGGTACATGGGGATTTGTAAGAGATGGACTAAGTTCCGGAGATGATATCCCTTCTCAGACCAAAGAGTTTAGATTCAAGCCAGCTACTAAAGCAAACATGTTACTATTATCAGTACATCAAGATGTTAACAATGACCGAAGAGCAAGATTCCAGTTAGCAGTTGAATATACAGGATCATATTCTGGAAGTTCGGACTATGGGCGATTAGTATATTCGCATGTAAGAGGAGGCCTTGCAGCAGGAAATGATCCAGGAACCGGATCAACAGAATGGGTTCCTTTATATGATGGAAATTTTTGGAATGTGCGTTGGTTCTGGACATCAGAAGAAAGTGATGCAGCANATCAATATAACAGANCTGCTAATACATCAACAACATATCATATACAAACACAGCAAGCATCAGATTATGTAACTGGAAAACTTGTACATTCGGCAAGCGTCTCATATAAGCCAGCAAATTCATCACATGGTGTTGGTTGGGGCCAGATGACCAATGATACCTATGAATCCAGTACTTATATTGGAGGATTTAATGGTATTGGATCTAATCGTGATAATCTGAAGGTCAATAGAGATCTAGATAGATTCTTAAAAAGAAATAATAGTATATCAGATAAAGATACAAATATTATGTCATTCTCTGGGTCGATTCAAGAATATAGAGAGTGGTTAGAAGATATAGGTCAAGAACGATTTGATATGCATACATTGAATCCAAAATCATATGTGTCAAGTTTATCTCCATCATCATCTTATGATACATTAGTAAGACATTATCCATTAGGAACTAACCAAGTATCATTCAATCATCATAATCAAAAACATATAATAATATCATCATCACATCCAGCACAAACAGTGTTAGATATGCAGACACCATATGGTACAACTACTGCAGACCTAGTAAATTCTGGTAGTACTTATGCTTCAATGTCTAATTGGCAAGAACCAACTGATACAGTAAATAATGATCACTATGAACGTGTAGATGAAACATATTATATACATGGACCAAGTATAGGTGGTAAGAATCTTAAGTCTGAAAAGGTACGAATTGAGGATAATAAATTAGTACATCCATTAAGCCGTGAAACTAGAGGAGAAGTAAGTCAATATGATACTGTATCAAATGATTCTAATAAATTAGGAATATTCTTTTCTCCTCAAGATATGATTAATAAAGATATATTTAATCAATTAGGAGATGCAGCATTAGATGACTATTTTGGTTCTGCGGAATATCAATACACTGATAATTATCCTAGATATAAAAAGTTTGCTCATACATATTGGAAAAAGTATGAAAATGATAATGATATAAATGCATATATTCGTATATTTGCATTATTTGATTTCTCATTCTTCACTCAACTAAAACAACTTATTCCAGCTAGAACTAATGCAGATGTTGGACTAGTTATTGAACCAAGTGTATTAGAAAGAAGTAAAGTTGTTGTAGAAGCTCAACCATCGATCGAACATATACCATTAGAAGATTTTATACCAGACCCATTTCCAGACCCAGAAATGGAACCAATACCTATAGATGCGATAATTGAAAAAACAGAACCAATGTCGGCAACTGTGATACAAATGTCAAGTTCGATACGTGAGATTTGTAAATTAGATGGTGACATGCTACATCCATCAGCATCAATTGAAGACCCATATGGATTTATCGGAGATGATCCATTACACCCAGCCGGAACAGTTAGTAACATAACATCTGCAGTAACAGCATCAGTTGAACAACACATTGGTTCGGTTCTAGTTAAATCAGATGTAATTAATGAATCAGCACTTATTACAGTACATACAATTGGAACAGGAAGTAAAGGAGTAGATTACCCAGATCCAGGAATTGACATATTTAAGATAAATCAAGGATATCCAGGATCGGTATATTCTTATACTAGTTTGTATTGGAATACAGCAGGTGATAACAGAGGAACAGTAGGTTGGACAACTCAATCCTTACATCCAGCTCTTAGATCTCCAACCGGATCTGTTATATTAGGGCAAAGGCAATCTAAAATTTATTCAACCAAAGAATATACATATAATCCAAGAGATAGAGCAAATCGTATTTATCAATTGGATAGGTTAGTAGATGGCAATATAATAGATACAGGAAGGTTCCAGAGGAATGCCCAAGCATTTTATAGCAGGAAAGCTGGAAACGCCACATTGTTTCCATGGATCAACCCAGACTCATTTACACAGGTGACTCATAATCATTTTACAGGAACGTTAATGGACTTTACTTGTTCCGCTGCTATGTCAACTGCCGCGCGTGGAGGAACAATAGTGGAAGTACCTAGATTTGGCGCCGCATCAGGACCTGCAGGATTTCAAGATAGAAGTAGAAAACCATGGAGTATATCATTCCTATTAAAAGAGGCTGGAGGCTCAACTAGTAAGCAGGTATTTCCAATTGGAAATAATACCACATCACCAAATATTGGTATTCATAGTAATAACAAGCTAAAAGTAAGAGATGCAGCAGGAACTTACTTCTTCTCTCCAATTGCTTGTAGTCATAGAGAAGAAACAGCTCATTATGCAATTACATATCAACCAGAGAAACGTAATGGACATTATTCAGGTAGTGTAGAATTTTGGGAAAATGGAGTATCATTAGGTACATCTTCATTTGGAGTACGAACAGGATTAGATTCAGAATCTTATAAATCAGGAAGTTTCTATTTTGATCGATTTGGGCAAGGATATCAATCCAGTACAAATACCCATGCATTCTCAGGCTCAATGGGATGTGTTAGATTCTTTCATTATAAATTACCATTTACTGAAATATCACATCTAAACCGACATCCTGAGCATAGAGCAAATAGAGCAAATAGTGATAATCAAATAGGAAGTTATGAGTATGCACAACGAAGAGCTAGAAGTAATGGATATGCAATGTTTTCTAATTTAGGAACATTTGCAACAAGCCATTCATTAGTTACAGCCGATTATAGAGATGATCCATCAGATTCATGTTATTATGAAGGATCAAAATTAACAGCGCCAGGAATAAATCAACCAGTAATTGATGATGTAAATGGCGAACCAATAGTAAAAATAACATTAAGAAACAGATATAATTTAGTATATCACAGGAATCTACCAGATGGAGCCAATATAGCTATTAGATAACCGGTATACTTTTTATATACGAACATATTTATTAAAAAATAAAAAGGTAAACGAGGAAAAAACATTATGGGATATTTAGATAACAGTTCAATCACAGTAGATGCAATACTTACTAAAAAAGGACGACAATTATTGGCTAGAGGCCGAGATGAATTCAAAATCACTCAATTTGCATTAGCAGATGATGAAATAGATTATGATTTATGGAACCAAGATCATCCATTAGGAACAGCATATTACGGTGTAGTAATTGAAAATATGCCTATAATAGAAGCATTACCTGATGAAACACAAATGATGAAATATAAGTTAGTTACATTGCCATCAAGGTCTACTAGAATACCAGTAATTTCTGTACAGAATAAATTTATTACATTATCAAGTGGTGGGTCAGCATCAGTTAGACCTTATACAAGAAACTTTAATAGAGGAAATCAAACTTTTGGATATACAGCAATTTTATCCGATTCGGATGCAGCGTATTTGAGAGTAACAAGAAGTTCAGGATATAGAGGAAGAGGAGCAACTGTACCAGCATTCATTGGAGATAATGAAGCAGCACAAACAGTAACAGTACAAGGATTATCATTTGAAGTAATAGCAAAGGCACAACCAACAGAAGATAAGACAGCAACAATTACAGTTGTTGGAAATGAAACGGGTGGTAGTGTTACTATTAACTTGACAATAGAAAAACAAGAATTAGAAACTGCACCAGGCATACCGCTTGCAGCGATGTAAAAAGGGATAAAACATGACAATAGTTAAAAGAAATGAATTAGGATATGCTGGCTCAGCCATGATAGCAAGGAATCAAGGTAGGGGCATAGCAAATATGCGAGCTGTAAGAAGTGGTAGAAGACAATCTCCTGGAGGTGAATCACCTGTACTAAGAGATGATACTGCTCGTTCAATGGTAAATCAACAACGTATCAGGAATCTAGAAATAGAAAGAAGAGCAAGACAAATTGCAAATCAATTAATTGCTCAAAGAGAAGCAGCAAGATTAGCAGCAAGAAATGGTAGAGTATTTACAGATTTTGATTTAGATACAGATGTTATTCCAAATCAACAAGAAATAGTAACTAGAGGATTATTTCCAAATAACATAGGTAATCAGCGTACATTTTTTACATCATCATTATTATCATCAACTCAAAAAAGATATTACCAAGAAGTATATAATGGTGAAATAAATACAGTAGGAGGTGTAGCTACAGATATTACAGCATCTTCAATGTTTAGTATTGCTTATGGACATGCAGAAGGATCAGGTTCTGCAGATGAAGGAGGCCAGGTAAATGATACACCATCAAGAGCAATTTATTCTCAATATAGATTATTATGTTTAGAACCAGATGATACTAGATTTACAATTAATGGTATTGATACTAAACATTGTTATTTCTTAAATTATAACAGAGCCTTGATGAGAGAAAGATTAGATGAAGGAAATATTGAAATCAATATAGCAGAATTATCTGGATCTAAACATGGATTGGCATTTGAGAATAGAACAAATACATCATCATTACATGGAGTAAGAGCTTTACATACAGGAAATGCAAATACAGCAGCAACTAATCCAGTAATTAGAATAGTAGATGATTCAAAAATAACTTCTGCAATATCAGTTAATAGAGGACATTTTGGTAGAAGATATAATATGGTATCTGGTTCAATCGAACAAGGTGTATATAATTCAGCACAACCACATCATTACGGATTATTATATCCAGATTTAGGTATTATAGTAATCAATGCAGATAAGATGAATGAATCAGCTTCATTTAATACAGTAACAGGTTCTGAAATTGCTGGTGATAATGCAGTAAAGATGTATACAGCTATATCTCATTCAGGAGCATATTTACTTGATGCATCAAATGATGCACTTGGAATGCAAATGAGATCATCTGAAAAAGTAACATCAACTCATTACTTTGTAAGAGCAACTAATGCAGAATATAACTTTACAAATAATCCAACCTTCGTAACAGGTTCAAATGGAAGATTTAAACAACCTTCATTTATTGGAGATCCAAAAGTTTATATTACAACTGTTGGAATGTATAATCCAAGAAGAGAATTATTAGCAGTTGCAAAATTAAGTCAACCTTTATTGAAATCATTTACAAGAGAAGCCTTAATTAAAGTTAAATTAGACTTCTAATACTGTATTTTGTATCATAATTTAAGCTCTCTTATATTTATATATGTAAGAGAGTTTTTACTATAAAGGGAATATAAATGGCTTCAAGAGCAGTAGTTTTCAGACCAATAAATACAGATGATGTTTCATGTACACCATTTGAAGCAAATACTACGTTTAAATACGATGAAGCTACAATTGGATCAAATGTAATTAGATTTGGAGTTCATAATAACCAAATCACTCCTATTAGTGCATCACAACTATCTGCAGATAACATTGCAAATACAGATGGAACTCTTCAAACACCTATATGGAAATCAATAGACCATTTGTTTTACAGACCAGAAAATAAATATGAACCTATGCATACTTGGGAACATCACAATCCAAGGTATACAGAAAAGAATTTATTCTACTCATGTAGTATAATTGGCATACCATATGTACGAACTGGAGAAAATATTAAACGCACATCTTTTAGAATAGCAAGTACAGGGTCTTATACTTATGATAAATTTAATTTATATGATGATAAATATGGTAACCTTCGTGATAGACTAATTGACTCTGCAAGTTTTGTCCCAAAGGCACCATTAGTAGCATATTGGGGGTTTAATGATGAATATCGTCATTTTGAATTAAATCGTGGAACATTAGGAGGTAATTTTACAAAAGGTGTTGAATCAAAGAAAGTTTTTCAGTCTCTACAAAATAAATCATTACAATTAAAGACCAACGCACATAAGGTATATTATACAGATGGTATTAAAACTACAGGTGTTGAACAAACAGAACGCGGCTCAGAATTAATTACCAATGGAACATTTACAGGATTTAGTTCTGAAACAGTAACGGGATGGGTAATTCAAGATTCTAGCAATAAGGCGACATGGACATCAATAACTAATGGTATTAAATCAACTAATGATTCTACTAATGCTACTACCTGGCACGTAAGAGCATATCAAAATCTTCATACTGTTTTAGAAATAGGAAAGGAATATGAGTTTAAATTTGAAGCAAGAGTAGGACCTACTACATCAATGTTGGGACAAGTAATGACTGGAAATAGTGTTGTAAAACTATCTACTACAATTCCATCTGATCATTTTAATGCAACTACTTTCACTGAATTTTCTACCACCTTTACATGTACATATACAGAAGGAACATCAGGAAATATGGGAGTTTACTTCTGGCATACTTCTACTGATGCAGGAAGTATTATGGAGATTAAAAATGTATCAGTTAAAGAAGTTATATACCCAGGATCAGGAATAGCAGCAAACTTTACATCTGGATCGCATGCTCATATTATAACAGAAAATCATGAACGATTTAATTTTAGTAATACCGAAGATTTTGCAATTTCATTTTGGTGTGAATTACCTAAACATCAAGCTTATTCATCATCATTGATGACTTCCAATCCAATAATTACCAAAAGAGGAGTAGAGCAAGTACCAATACGTGTTCAACGAAATGGTAAGCAGACAATGCAATTACAAGATCAAAATATAACAAGGACAAGGTATCCATTTGATATATCAGTTACAAATCAACATAGTGCATATGAATCAGGTAAAATCTTATTTAGAAGATCAGAAGGAGAAACTATATTAGAAGTAACATCTAGTACTAATGTAACATCATCAGGTTGGCATCACATTATCTGTCAAAAATCTGGTTCAACTCGACCATGGGGAGAATTCTCTGATTTACAGGTATGGGTTGATGGTGTATTATCTAATTCTAGTTATACAACATCTGATAAATTTAATTTTAGTCGGTATGCGAATACAATGAATCCAAGTCATTTAATGTTTGGAGCATTGAATTTAGATAAGACTAATCACGAAAAATTATCAGGTAGTCTAGATGAAGTTAGAATATATGAAAGGGCCCTAGAACCAACCGAAATTCAGTCTTTAGCAAATAATCATTATTTAAGTAGTAGTGCATATCAATCATCAGTAGCAGGAAATGTCTTCTATAGATCAGGACAAGTTGTTATAACAAGTCCATTACCTAAATATCATTATGCATTACAAAATGAATATAATTTTGAATATAAGTCTTCAAGGACAATTTATGAGAACGAAGTATTATGTAAGGTCCCATCAGCTGATTGCAATGTTAGTATGAATCCATCTTTAAGAAAACCAAAAAGTGAGTTAATACAAAATCAATTTACAGGAAGTTCATGGAAGCCGTATATTACAACAATAGGTTTATATAATGATGCAGCTCAGTTAATTGCAGTTGCAAAATTAGGTAGGGCAGTACAAAAACGTGAAGATGTAGATATGAATTTCATTGTTAGGTGGGATTATTAGATATATATAACAAATAGGAGAACAAGTTATGGCATGGAGAAACAAAAGTAAATTGCGTGCAAATGCAATTAAACATGGTTATAGAAGTGGATTCGAACACAAAGTATCAGACCAATTAAAGGAAAATAAAATTAAGTTTGAATATGAAACCACAGTAATACCATATATTAGACCAGAAACTAAACATACGTATACAATTGATTTTACATTACCAAATGGAATATTAGTTGAAACAAAGGGAAGGTGGGTAGCAGAAGATAGAAAAAAGCATTTACTTATTAAAAAACAACACCCAGAGTTAGATATTAGAATAGTCTTCATGTCAGGTAAAACTAAGATACGAAAAGGGTCAAAGACTACATATGGATCTTATTGTGATAAACATGGAATTCCATGGGCAGAGAAGACTATTCCTACTTCATGGTTTTCTGAAAAATAATTAGGTTATTCGAAAAGTTTTCTTTATATTATAATACATGATTAATTATAAATTACTCTCTTTGATAGAGACTGTTCTCGGAAAAGGTAGATCTACTAATAAAGGCAATGTAGCATTTCAATGTCCTTTTTGTCACCACAACAAGAAAAAATTAGAAGTTAATATATTATCTCAACATTGGCATTGCTGGGTTTGTAATGCCGCAGGAAGAAAGATAATTACATTATTTAAGAAATTAAATGTTGAAAGACATAAAATTTCTAAATTATTTGAGTTTATAGAAGAAACAGAATATAAACCAAAAATAACTACAACTAATACAAAGGCAGTAGAACTCCCTGTAGAATTTAGACCATTATGGATACTAGATAAAACATCCCCGGAATATAGGAATGCAATTTATTATCTTAAGAAACGAGGTATTACAATATATGATATTCTAAAGTATAGAATTGGATATTGTAGGAAAGGATTATATTCTGGAAAAATAATAATTCCAAGTTATGATGCAAATGGTGTATTAAATTATTTTGTAGGAAGATCATATTATGAAGATGATGTATGGAAACATAAAAACCCACAAGTATCAAAAGATATAATAGGATTTGAATTACATATAAATTGGAATTACCCGGTATGTTTAGTAGAAGGAGTATTTGATGCAATTGCAATCAAACGAAATGCAATACCATTATTTGGTAAAACAATTCCAGACCAATTAAAACATAGAATAATAGAAAATAATGTAAAGATAATTTATATATGTCTTGATCAGGATGCAAGAAAACAAGCTATAGAAACTGCAGAATATTTCATGGCCAATGGAGTAGATGTATATTTTGTAGACTTAAAAGAAAAAGATCCAAGCGAGGTAGG